CAATAAAAAGCTTGCAGCCATTATTGGAATTGCTGTTTGTCTTTGTATTGCAATGGTATCCGCATCCTGAATCAACATCTTCTTGCCTTCAACTAAAGATTTGAAGTTCATGCAACCAATTCTTTTGACCTTTTTATCAGTTGTAACACCCAACTGTGTCTTACCACCACCGAAACCACCTGAAACAACTTGACCTTGTGTCGTTCTATTTACAAAGATGATATTTTCATATTCATATTCGCCATGTAAAATTTCCGCAACTTGTTCAGAGGTATTAATTTCAATTAGCACCCAAGCATTGTTATATTCTTTAGCAACTTTGTAAATCATAGATGGATATAATAACGGACTGATTGAGTTATCTCTAAACTTGCCAACTTGACGATAAGGCATCTCTGAGACATCAAGTACTGTGAATGCTGAATAATCTCCACCAACACCTTTTGCCACATCAGCAACTAGCACATAAGAATGATTACGTTCTACTTTATCATAAATGTCTAATCCATCTTTGCTATGTATTGGATTGTTAGGTGACATCTGTGCTATAGAATCTGCATCAATCAATGTCAGACTTGATCCTAAGAATGCACAAAGAATCTCTTGATTAAATTTAAGATTGCCCAACTGCCTGCGCTGTTCTTCAGCCCATTTCTCATCACGTCCAGGTATCTTCCAGTATGGTATAAACAATGGTATGAAATCGTTTCTCTTGTTCTCAGCATCATTCCAGAATTTCCAGAAGTGATTGTAGCCTAATGGTGTAGAAGATAGAAGAATCTTGGTTGTAGAACCAGCTGAAATGGTAGGCGAAACCGCTGTAAAGAATTCTTCCGCTATATTATTTGGTATAATTGCTGTCTCGTCAACATACAATAGATTAACAGACTTACCACGAATACCTTGGCGACTTGTTGCTGCTGTAAAAACAATGGATCCATTTTCAAGTGCAATGTCACCTTTGTTCCACGTCTTGACACCTTGCTGCAACCACTGCGGAAGATGTTCGTACATGAGTTGATATCGGGCTAAAACTTCTCTTGCTGCTGTTGCTTTGTTTGCAAGAATAGCAACCGTCTTGCTGCCTTGAAAAAGTGTGTACCAAAGAATATATGCAGCCGAAGTTGTAGTCTTACCTTGCTGCCGTGGCTCCATGAGAATAACTTTACGATTGTTATGAATTATATCCAGTTTTTCTTTCTGGCAATCGTAAAGATTGAACGGCTGCAAACCATAATCTAGCGTTACAATTTTACAATACTTTTCAATAAAGTAAATGTAATCCTCTGAACACTTGAGATATTCTTCAATGTTCTCTTTTGTAAATGGTACTGAAACACCCGCTGCTTTGAGAAGCGGATTTCCTAAATAAATTTTCTTAGCCATTACCTTTGAGCAATCTCTGTAACTCTGCTGTACTACCTACAAACAAGGCATTGGTTACATGACTTGGTTGCTTGTCTTCTTCTTTGTGTTTGATTTCTTTGACTTTCTTAGAAAGTTCTAATAAATCTTTATTTGTTTCGGCTAATGTTTTGATAAGTTGACCAACAACTTCAAATGCTCTTGGAGATTCTACGTCTTTGGCTAGATAAAGTGCATCTTCCATGGCCTCTTTACCACGTTCAATAAAGTGCCGAAGATTGTCTCTAGCATATTCAAAGTCATCGTCAATCGAATCATTCTGTTTTTCTACAACAGGTGCAACAGGATATTCTTTAGGTGCACTTTCAACATAAGGTATATCCAATGCATCGCTTATTTTTTCATCAATAGGTTTTTTCATATAATTGTCTCTGTAAATCCAAATTCAGAATTTCCTGTGTATATTAATTGATACATTAGCGCAGCATCCTCTACGCTCTCAGAATCATCTTTTAAATTTAAAACAATGTTCGTAATGTACTTAGTCTTCGTTACAGGACCAAATAGATATCCTTTAACGGTAAATGATAGATCCCAAGTAATTACACGTTTCGTTTCAAAGTCACCTTCGTATGAATCACTGTTTGTAATACTATTTAATTCAATAGGAACATCAAGATTTAATGATACATCAGGCAGTGCTTTGACTGTAACCGTAAAATCTGGTGTAAAAAATGGTATGATCTTTTCTACCAATTGAACACCATCTTCAGCATACTTGGTCATAATTGAAAGTGTAAATGTCATGTCATATGGAACTGGTGAATATACACTTGCAAAGTCTGTACCACCAGTATTTACACCTTTTGTGATTCTAAGTCCACTATTGAGTTTTCTATTTGGAGCATATGACAATCCTGTCAATTCAAATGCAAGTCTTGGTAATGTAATAGAAATTTCACGGTTCAAATCAGGATCTGATGTGATTCGTGCAATATATTTCGCTTTAGGTCCATATGCAATAGGAACATTTAACGTTTGAATTTTTGTACCAGCACTGTTATAGCGTTCAATTTGAAGTTCATTGAATAAATTACCAAACATTACAATGTATTTTCTCAGTGTGCCGTGATAAAAATCGTGACCGAACATCATGATTAATACTCCCTAACCATTGAAAACGGATTAGATTCAGAGAAATCGATAATATCATCATCACGAATTCTGTCTGTGATGTAATCGTTATCAGATTCAGCTTCAACTGTTTTAATATGTTCACCTTCAGTGAGCAGAATTGTACCATCTTCAAGAAGCAATGCTTCAGCATCTTCAAGAAGAATGTTATCGATAATAGAAGTTGACTCAGAGAAATCATCTTCAACCGCATCAATGTCAGCAACGTCAGTATCAATCCGTTCGCTACTGTATTCGTATCGATCACATCTCATCTCGTATGTGTACAGTTTGCCTAGTGGGAAAAAGTTTTCAATGTTTTCTGTAAACTTGATTTCATACATATATCCCATCATAGGTATCCAAATCAAATCACCTTCTCTAGGTCGAAGAATGGATGAGTAGTCCCATGCATCGGATACATCATACAAAAGTTGGTTTCCATCTTCGGTAATTAGGTTATATCCATATTCTGTCAGGAGACTCGTTTTCAAAGATTGAGTAAATCGCTTTTGAGATACGACGAAATTAATCTGTTCATCAATTTGAAGACCGAATTTTGATAAAAAGTCTTCTTGCCCAATAAAGCCGTCATAACTTTTAACAAACAATTCCAATGCGATAGCATCATCAAAGAGTGAGAGTCTGTCTTCAGCGTAAATCTGGTCAACATAACCAGATGTTCTTGGTATGTAATATGCATCTATACCATAGATTTTAATAGATTCTATAATCAAATCTTCATAGACGTTTTGTTCACTTGCTGTACCATACTGATTGAAATAGCGATTACGTGCCATTATTATCCAATCATATCCGAAACTGGCAGTGAGTAAGATGATATCATTTCAGCCTCTAGTGTTGCCAATTCATCCGTTGCTTCATCCCAAATCTTTTGACCATTGAATGTCAAACCACCTGGCATTTGAAGACCTTCAAACTTTTTAAGATTGTCACCCCATTGTTTTTTGATAAGTGCTGTTGCATATCGTTGTAGCCAACGATCACCCCATACATCTGAATATGTTTCAGGATCTACTTTCTGATACGCTTCAACGATGATATATTCACCAGTAGCAATCTTAGCTTCCCAATCCATATCGATATAAAGTCTGTTCACATGGCGATTATATCTTAAACTTTGGCGACCAACGAAGAGTTCTTCAGCCAGTGCCACATTCTGAAGTGCCATGTAATATGGCGCAAATGGTCCGTAGTTGAATGCAAACAAGTCATTCAATGCAATTTGGTATCGAATGTTGAACAGATTATTTGTAGAGTAAGAATCACCAATATCAAAGATGTTGATAATTCCAATGACTGCTTCAGGAATGGTTATGTATTTGTTTGTCTTGTCTTCAGCGGTGACTGAATGTGCTAAATAAACTTTCTGTGTACCATCAAAATGATAGTCGTGATAATAGGCTAACGCTTCATCAATCCTATCTTCTACTTGTGTGTCATCGACATTGATTTCAAGGACAGGTTTACCTAGCTTGCGTAAGCAATACTCTTTAAAGTCTTCTCTTGTGGTAGGTTTAGCCATGTTAAATTCCTAAATTGTAACATGGCTATTTATAATTATGCTTCTATCGATGAAATTAATTCAGTGATTTGTGCCTCACCCCAATAAAATCTACTTCCGCCAATGTCCAATCTACGTACAATGGCAAATGGCCACACCCATGGATCGTTCATTTGCTCTTCAGATTTCCATGTCTGCAAATTCTCATAAACGGATTCTCTGTCATCACCGTAAAAAGCGTTGTTTACATTAATTCCAAATTTATCTTTACATTCTTCAACAATTCTACTTCCAAATAATTGTGAGTCTATATCGGTATAAATGTTAATATCATATAAATCTGATACTTTAATGCTCATTTTATCTCCTATTTAAATAAATGATGGGCCATTAGCCCATAAAACTAAACTTTTTCTTATACCACTTGTCACGGGAGTTACACGATGCAATCTAAATGATGGAAATATTGCACCAAGACCTTTCTCTTTATCTACAGCGGTCGGTGTTCTTCCTATAAATAATTCCAAATTTCCTCCTTCATACTCTGAAGGATCAGATAATTGGACTGTCATTGATAATTTTCTTTGTAATTCTACTCCATCACCCATAGAATCTAAATGCCAACCATAATGTCCACCGTCTTCATAATATTCGGAATATTGAATACCATCCATAAATCCCGCTAAATTGTATCCGTACCAATGACTGCATACATCACGAATTACATAAGCCATTCTCTCCCATATCCAAGAAGATTCTTGATTATTATGTATCCAAGAAATTGTGCTTTTTCTGATTTCATGATTGAATACTCCATCATCTCCTAATCCAACAACTCCCATAGTTTTTTCTAAAGACGATGCATATGCTAGTATTCTATCAATTTCATTATCATCAAATACTTTTTTCCATGTTACAAATGGACAATCGCTACCATTTCTTGGTTTGTTTGGCAATAAATGATATTGCATTATGCGAACTCTATCCAACCAGTCATAATATATTTTGTTCCTTTCAACGGAGGATTTCCTCTATGTGCGTGTGTATAACTAGCTGGCCATATAACAAGTCTACCAGTTCTAGCTTCAACTCTTCTGTTTTGATATAAAAATTCAGTTTCACCTCCAGACTGAACATCATTCAAATAGAGTATATAAACGGCAATTCTCGTTGATGTTCCTATATTAGAATGCTCACAATGCCATGCATGATATCCACCTCCAGGCTCAGTTTTTTGTATTTTATAAAAAAGTATAGTGTGTCTTCCTACATCTTTGAGTGTAGAAAATTCTTCCATGTAATTAACATAACATTTATTCCAAAAAGCATCATTAAATTCTCCAATTAAATTATTTCTTATACTATGTTGATTAAAAATAATATCACTTATACCATGTGGATTTAATGAGGTTGCGTAATCTTTTTTATAGAGAGATGATATTTTTTCAGCATCTTGTCTATTCCATGTTCTATTATTTTCATGGCACCAATCAAAGTGTGCAATCAGATTATTACAAAAATCAATACTGACTGCATCATCATACACTCGAATAAAATCTTCCATATCAAAATTTTCCTAAAATTAAACTTTCAAATTATTTAAAAAAGTTATTTCCTCTACCATTCCTTTTTGAACTTGCCACATTTCCACTGGCGCAGCAAGTGTTATAGATTTTTTAATACGTTCTTGAAAAGGTATATCAGCATTTGATTGATAGATTAGTTCATTATTAGCTTCATGTACAAAATGACCAATTGAAAGCATTCCTATACCTACATTTAAAGTATAAGGTAGTAAATCTACGTCTTCGGGTGTATATGTCACCGCAACAGAACATCGTTCAATGTCAATACTTTCAATTTTGTATGTAAAGTTATAATTTAAATGTGAAGCTGATGTTGGCATTATTGTCTACTCCAATTAATTGTTAATGTGCCTGATGAAGGCGCTACTGTATATGTATAAGGATTTCTGTACTGTAATTTACAATTGTTGCAACTTACAAAACAACCCGGACATCCAGGACATCCTGAAGCTGCACCAAATCCAGATGTTCCTGATGTTCCTGCATTCCCCGCACAACCTGGACATCCTGCTGCGCCAGCTGTTCCTGATGCTCCAGTGGTTCCTGATGTTCCTGCATTTCCTGCACAACCTGGACATCCTGCAGGTCCTGCGGTTCCTGTTGCTCCAGTGGTTCCTGATGTTCCTGAACTTCCTGAGCATCCTGGACATCCTGCTGCGCCAGCTGTTCCTG